AAAGTAACTTGCATTGTTTGTTCCATCAGGAGAAACACCTGCATTTGAAGTTATGCTCATACGAGTTCTTGTCCAACCCGAAGCACCATAGTATTCTGAATTTGATATTTGGTTTGAGCGTTGTGGCTCAAGTAAAAGTGAAGGACACGAAGCACCCCCCGAATAGTCAAGGCGTGGTAAGTTGTCGGTAATACCAGCATAAACGGCGGCAGTAGTGGTTTCAATATAAGTACGAGCTACGAGTCCTTGTTCTAGTTGCGACTTATATATTATAATGTTTCCAAGATTAGCATTAGTTAAACCGCCATCCGAGTCCGCAGGATATATTCGCCAAAAACCCGAAGCAGTTACATTTGTAGTTAAACTACAACGATACCAACCGCCACCGACTGACTCAATGTTTGAATCAATCGCATTTACTAAACTACCTACAACGCCATTTTGTAGGTCAAAATAAGCAGTAGAAAAAGGTGAAGCACTAGTAGTTAGTGCTATATAATCCAAAGTTCCAGCCTTTGCATAAACGCTAAAGGTGTGTACTCCAGTATTTGAAACAGATTGATTAATTAAACCATACGACCCTAGCTTGGCAATAGTCCAAGCGTTTGTGCCGCCATCAAAATCGTTAGCACCAGCCGTTCGGGATAAGTTATAACTATTCCAAGTAGTATCAAATTGGTTACTCTGCAATAGTAAATTTTGCGTTTCCTTCTCAATAATCCCAGCACTATTTACACGAGTTGCGGTGTCCGTACCTCTAGTAAAGGTGAAGTCGGCAGGGTCGGCTATTACTTCTTTTACCGATACATTATCAAAGTTAAAACTTCCCGAATTACCTTGCTCTGCAAATGCTGAAATACTTGATAAGGTTGCAGTAGCGGTAAATTCAAATTCCGCATCAATAGAAGAATCTGAGTCATTATTTATAAATGTTACTCTGTTTGTATTACCTAAAGGCGAATTGTTATCAAACTTCCAAAACCAAATGCCCGTTGTATTATTAGTAAAATTCGCTGTTACTTTATAAGTCTTACCAACGACTGTAGTTACTTGTTGCCAAATACTGGGGTAACCCGTACCTAAGCCATTTGATGTTATTAATGCACTTCCGCTAGATTGAACTATTGAGCCGTTGCTAAAATCATCTGTACTCCATCCCGTTAAATCCGTGTTAAAGGTTCCGTTAGTAACCCCCTCGCTCCCATATTCTGGGACGGGCTTAATAGAATATAGCTTCCCATCCTTCACTCCCGAAGGTATCATAACTAAACTTGCATCTTCAAAAAAACTCATATCTTATGGATTAGTTGTTAGGAATGTTAAATCATTAGATAGGCATTCAGTAGACTCAACACTACCGCCATCTGCCTCTACCCTTGATACAAACTCACTTACTAATTCAGGAACAATAGATGCTAAATTAGCATACACCTTACCCCAACTTATATTATTGTCAGTATTGCCCCAATAAGTAGTCTCGTATATCTTCCCCCAATCTATATTGTTAGCCATTTTTCTCTAATTTTTTTACGAGCTTCTCAAGCCTCTTTAAGTTAACTGCCTTTGGTTCGTAGCGTTTCTTACAACTGCCATCCGTTAAAGACTGCATCTTTGTCTGGGTGTACATCGTCATTATTATTCGTGTTATATTCAGGATAAGTAGAACTGTTAAAAGACAAAAAGTCAATGAACCTACGAGTGTAGTGTTCTGCTATATCTCTATGCTTGTTGGTTAAGAAGTCCACCTCGTTCTTCTCCATAGCTATACTGTTCTCTGCCGTGTGCTTGTAAGCACCTCCATTACCTATCGTATAGGCAGCGTGAGGTAAATACTCTACCATAGCCCAATGAATCAACATAGGTTGTACATAGTCATCTAACAAAGTAGCGTAAGCTACAGGTAGAGTGTCTGCTACAATGTCATCTCGCAACTTGTCGTATAACTTTGTACCCAAGTAGTTTTGAATATGTATCTCCTGTGCAATCTCTATAAATTGCAGGAACTTATCGGAGTCTACATTTCCAGAGATTACGCTATTGCGTACTAAATCGTCTCTTTTTATGAATAATACCTTTGCCATTATTTTCCGTAATTAGGGTGATGCCCTTGTCTTGGCATATCAATCGGTGCAGTAGATACCTCTTTAGGGTTTTTAGGTAGCTTAAATCCTGCTCTTACCGCTTGGTTAACATTAACATATTTAGTTCCTCGTAGAGCATCTCCACCATACGGCTCACCATTCTTCTTTATTTTCTTCTTGTAGATTCTACGCTCCCATCTATGGTAGCAGTTTACACCACCCTTGTACTTAAACAAAGAATAGTTTCTACCCTTGTGCCCAAAGCTCTTGTTAACACCTCTTGCACTCATCATACCAATATCCTCTTTGCGGTACAATTTTCCTTGAGATAACATAGTCTTGCAGAAGCTACGAGAAGAGCCTTTAGAAGTCTTCTTTGTACCCTTCACATACTTGTATCTTACCTTGTATATCTCGGAGTCTTGGTTACTTTCTTGTGTAGCGGATAAGCTGACTAATCCATTGAGGTATTCTTCAGTATCAAACTCCTCTGGTTCATCGTCTCCTACAATCTCTGCATCTATGAGTTCATAGCCTTCTGGCTCTTCCTCACCCAAGTCAGCCAATGCATCTAACATCTCGTGGGCTAACTCGTCATTAAGAAAAGGGCGGCTATCCTTGTTTAGTTCCGATAGAGGTACACAATTAGGTACTCGCTTACCATCTTTCATCTTGAAGCCTATCATTTCATAACCCTCTTGACAAGGTTCTTTCAATTCTTGTAAGTCGTGTGATTCACAAGGCATATACCAAGTCTGCCCATCAAGGTCGTGAGTATGATAACCCTCACAACCCATTTCTTTTGCAACTAATTCAGCTTCTTCTTTGGTGTCGTATGCTGCTCTGCCATCTATTTGCTTACTTGCTAATTTCTCTTTGCATCCGCAGTCGCTACTCAACTCCTCTTTTACCTCTTCATCAATGTCTGCTTGAAGTTCTAATGGTTGTAGGGTCTTAAAGTATAAGTTAAGGCTCACCTCATTCACCGCAAGGATGTCATCACAAGCATCTAATATCAACTCTTGGATAGGTCTAACAACCGTGTTGTGGAATAAGAGACTTGCAGTCTTCAATTCATCAGCATTGTTACCTAACCCACTATTGTCCTTAATACCCATCAACATAGGAGAAGTAACCCTATGGGCTACCATCAACTTACGCATACTCTCGTCTGCCAAGAATTGGTACTGCTCACTTGCATCCGATAACTGTACAGGCTCAATACTTGCAGCCATCTCCTTGTTATCGTTAAATGCCAAGATGAACTTACCAGAATTAGATGAACCGCTAAACTTCTGTATGATTCTTCTCTCTATAAGCTCACGCTCTTCCTCCGTTGGTACACCATTGTTGAAGTTAATCAACATACTTGGTGAGAGTCCGTTCTTAATGTTATTGATGTGGTAGTTTGCTACCTCCTCTTCTAACTCTGCATAAGGTAGTCCACCTTGATAGTCTACAGGTGAGTAGTAATAGAATCCACTACGATAAGGCTTGATACAATAAATCTCAAGACCCTCACCTTTCTCACCGTGACCAAACGCAGGGATGCGTACAGGCTCAAAGCCTCTCTTACGAATCTTTGTCCAATCTTTAGAGTAGTAGTAACCACATACATCACCATCCTCGTTCATCTTCTCAAAGCGTAAGGTCTCAATAGGCATATGCTCTACTTGTACAATCTTACTCTTGTCTTTATTGTAGATGACTTGGAATGCTGCTTGACCCATAGCCTTCAAATCAAAGGTCACCTTCCTCATACAAGTACGAGAGAACAGAGACTTCATCTGTGCATATTGGTCTGGCTTTCTTTGAGCATCGGTAGCGTATAGCCCCTTGCCGTAGATAAGCTCACTCATACCATTTATAATGGCATTGTTTGTAGCACTACCATTGTACCTGTCTATAAGGTATTGGAAGTAGTTATTATCCCCTCCATAGGCTACCCATTCCTTACGATTGTCTTCAACAATCGCAGGAGTGGTGTGCGTTGCAAGGTTTACGATGCGTATATTGCTCATCGGTAAATGTATTGATTATCATTATCAGTGTCCTCGTAATAGGTGAACTCACCATTGTTGACACTAAACTTCTCAAGGTCGGTTTGATTCGTACAATAAACCTTACCTCTATATATCTCGTTAGAGCCTGTTATTCTTATGGTGTAATACTTACCCTCTACGAATGTATAAGAAGGTGTTATATGCAAGTAATTCGCCTCCTTCGTAGCCGTTAGAGACTCCGTAGCGGATACATTGGTTTCCTCATCTGTAATCTTAACAGATACACTTGTATCAAACGCTCTTGGAACGAAATATATCTTCTTGTCTGTTGTAGTTACTATATGCATAATAGGTTAACCACCAAGAGGTATAAGTGTTATATCAAAAAGAAAGGGCAACCCCGAAGAGCTGCCCTAACCAAACCAAAACACCTATGTCAAGTGCCGTTGCTAATATACTACTTAATTACGAAGTAACAATAGTATCTGTAGCTGAACTCATTCCTGCAAATGGGTTGCCATCAGTTGCTCCATCAATGAAGTTAGCAGCACTTACTTCCATAGCGTTGAAGGTAAGAGTGTAACCACTCATATCTCCCATAGCTGCTCCAGAGGCAATAGTACCACCTGTTACATCTGCTCCGTGTTCACGACCTACCAAGTAAGCGTTGCCGTTGTAGTCCTCTACAACAATGTGAGGTCTGCCGTAAGACAATAACTTGATTTCGTTGTTATCCTCCTTGCTCAATTGAGGCAAAGAAAGGCTAACCGCTTGGTCAAAGAATACTGTTCCGTTCTCACGAGAAGCGTTAATTGTTTGCTCTACTGAAGATGTGCCTTTCAGCTCATACTTGTAGGCAGAGAATGTTCCTGTCATATCAGTAACCTCATCGGATGTAACAGAGATAGTTCCTAAATCACCGAAGTCTACAA